ACCATTCTCAAGAATGATGCTACTGATCTGTTTCCATAACGCTCAAATTCCTTTTCGTAAGTATCTGGAAGATACTGATTTAAGAAATCAAAGTTGTTTATGTAGTTTGTTGATAAAGGAGTTTGCTGCGCACTTGGTTGCAAGTCAAATCCTGGTGTTAAATTTACTGCCATTTTTTCATTATTTTAAATTAATTATTTTTACTACTTCTAATTTTGAGTCCTCTTCCATGCTCATTACGATTATTAGTAGTCACAGGGCGTATTTTCATTCCATCTTTTGAAACAGTTTGAGATTGTTGTCTAAGATCCATATTAATGTTTTTAGATTTTCTTGAAACATCATCTACAGCGTTAGCTACACCTTGATCATAAAAATATTGAGCAAATTTATCAGGATTCATCGCTACCGATAAAGCCTTATGATAACCTACAGCGTCTTTAATTAATCCACTATCATCTAAATATTTGCCGATAAAATTACCAACATTAGATTGAACATTTTTTAATTCTTCCGCAGTCCCTGGTTTAAAAGTAAGTTTATTATCAGACACATTAAAATCAAAACCTTTGAAATCACTGTTAAACACATCATTTGTTCTGTCTGTAAAAAATTTAGCTTTTTTACCGTTTGCCTCTTCTAAACTTTTAGATTCCTCTATATAACTTTTATAAGCATTAATGTTTTTTTCTTGATCTTCAGATAATGCACCCCCACTTGACTCAAGAGGAATGTTGTACTTATCTTTCTGTTCATTTAAAAACTTCTTTGCCTTAGAAAGTTCACGTTTTTTAGCTAATTTTACCTTCTTAATTTCTCTTGGTTCATCCAGGTCTTCGTCAAAACTGAATTTATCCTCAATAATATCTTGAATATCTATTTCATCTAAACCTTCTTCAGTTGATGAATAGTAATTAGCCAGTACAGCATCATCATCCATAGAATCAAAATCCTTTTGTAAATTATAAAAGTCTTCAATTCCACGACCTGTTTCTTGCTTGTACTTAAAATACGCTGACACATCATCTGGTAAATCTACATTTGCCTCTTTTTCCGCAAATAATTCTTCAACAGATTCAATATCTTTGTCGTATCTATCTTTTATATATGAAAGAACATCTCTGTCATTTATCTCTGACGGTGTGTTTACTTCAACTTTTTCTTCAACTTTTTCTTCAACTTTTTCTTCAACTTTTTCTTCGGTTGAATTAATATTAGATAAATTAATTTTATCTATTCCAGTTTCTTTATTTGCTGAATCGTCAAATTTTTCTTCATGTGCTTTTAGTAAATCATTCTCTACCTCAACACGAGACTTCTCTTCTTTTGTTACTTCTTTTACTTTAAATTCCATTTGATTTTATTTTTAACAAAGTTAATACTAATTTAATTATAATTTTAAGTAGTTTATCTTGGATTAAATTCCGCAAAATCAAACCCATCTAAACTATCTTCATTAGATTCAAAATTAATAGAAGGTAGATTACGTTTTCTTTGTTCTATCATTCTTGATTGATTAGATGATTGATTATTTAATCTATCAGCTTTATTTGTTTCTCTACTTTTCTCTCTGTCTTCTAATTGAGATTGCTCAACACCTTGTAATTGCATTTGGTAGTTAAATTCTACCTCCATTAATTTAGTTTTTAACTGAGCCTCCATTTGCATTTTTTGAATTTGCATTTGATTTTGAGCAGTCATTGTTTCCATTTTAGCCGCAGAAGTGGCTTGAGCTATTTGCATTTGTTGTTGAGCAGCAGCTTCTTGTGCTTGCATTTGTTGTTGCGACTGCATCTCTTGCTGTTGCATTTGCATTTGCTGTTCTCTTTCTTCTTTCTGCTTACGTTTTAATTTTAATAGCTGATTTGCCATTTTTAAATTATGAATCTCTCTGATATCAATCGCGTCCTCTAAACTTATATTCTTCTGAGATAAAGCCATTTGAATGTTTTGTTCCAACATAGCCTTCTCCTCTTCATCTGGAGACATTTCAATAAATATTCCGAAATCAAATAAATACAAATCTTTTATTTCATCAATAATTTGCAAATTATATTTTCCAATCTGCATAGCAAACTCATCTTTAAAATCAGCATATTCTAATATATCTGCCATTCTTATAGATAAACATTCAGCCAAACTTCTTGTCATATATAGACTCGCTTGTAATATATGCCTTGTAGCTGTATTTGAATTTAATGCAGCTAATTTATTAACCCCTACTAAAGAATTTGGATCAGGACTTGATCCATCACGCGCTTCATTTAAGCCTGTTACAGCTCTTATCATATCTAAGTAATGATTATAGTTACCTATAAGCATTTGCATTTTACCTGCTCCACTTGAAGCTGTTAGCTGAGTAATTGGAACTTTTGCATTGTTAAATTCTCCATCTTGAGTATAGCTCCTACCAATAACACTACCTGTTTGAAAATACAAACGTAATGCGTCTTCAGGATTATATGCAGCTCCAGTACCTAAGTCAACCTCATTTAAACCATCAGCATCAATAAACACTCCATCAGGAACTACTCTTGAAACTACTTGTTGTATTTTTAAGTGACTCATTTGAATTAAATCTGCAAATGGAATCATTCTACGAACTAAAGATTCTACAGAACCTTTGTACATTCTTGGCGCACACGCTATATAATTTGGTCTTGCATATTGATTTGCAGATTTTGGCCTAACCATATTTTCGCTCAATTTCCATTTAAGCATAATATTAGTACCCATAACCATTACACCATCATACCAAACATCAATTCGTTTAGTTACTTTCTCAAAATTACCCTCATCCATCATTTCTTGTGGAGGATTAAAAGAATCGTCTTTTTCTACAGTCTTAAAACTACCATCTGGCATTCTTTTCTTTTTATAAACAAACGAATGTGTAGACTTATAATTAAAATATAATAATGTAGCAGTATCTTTATTGAACATACTATTATTAAAAGCTTGCGCTCCATCATAATATTGCGCCCAATCTTGACTGTATTTAGAAATTTCTGATAAATCTGCAAGAGATAAATCTGGATCTATTTTTATTAACTCCCCAATCGGAACTGTTTTTATTTCACCCCAATAAAAGTTGTCCTTAAAATAAGGATCTTCAGTATAACTATAAACCACATTTGCTGGATCAACATACTCAATCTTAACTCCAGATCCAGGTAGAAACATATGTTTACACATTCCAATACCTATAACTGTTTGATCGTAATCAACTCGTTTTCTTATATCTTGATAATGATTTTCATCTAACAAAGTATTAATACCCACCTCTTGAGCAATCTCAATAGCTGGCTTATATTTCATTTGCATATACAACTCCATCTCTTGATCATTCCCTGGAAGTTCTTCCTCTGCTACACTAAAAACAGGTACTCCAAAATCTTTTTCTAACTGCTGTAATACAGGAGCTGAAACCATGTCGGCTTGAATCATGTCTTGAAAAACATTTCTTTTTTCTGCTGACATAGCATCTTGAGCATATGTTTTTATTTTGAATAACCTATCAGACATTCCGTTAACAACTATATCAACAAATTTAGGAATAATTGGCACTGGAGTCCAGTCTAAGTTTAAGTGACTTAGATCACCATCTACTGAAATTTCATTTTTATATTTAGCAATAGATTGCTCTCCTCTGGCATAAAGCCTTAATCTATTAAAGTCTGCCCATTGATTATAGAACCTACATGAACCACTATCTCTCCTAAACCACTCATACTGTATTGCTTGTCCTACTTTCAATCCAAACTCCATTTGACCTTTTACGGAATCCGATTCAAATTGATCAGGAAAAGCAGCAGAGTTAACTTGTATATTTACATCTTTCATTTGTTAAGTAATTGACTAACCGAGGCTGTATTATTATATCTTGCAAAGTTAATGCTTATTTTTGATTTTTCTTTAGCAGGGGTGTACAAGTGCTTTTGATTCGCCATTATAGCTAAACCTGAACTAATAGAAGCATCAAACTTGGTTCTGTTATTTATATCAAACTTGGCCCAGTCTTCTAAAGTTCTATGAAAATAACATATACCCATATCATCTTTATCTCTATAACTCCCCTCCATATCTAAACCAACATATTTTTCTATGTATGATTCTATTGCAGAAGCGTGTGATTGTTTCACATCTTCACTTGAGTTGGGAATCCCACCTAATTCTTTTTCAGTTTTAGATAATTTATTAAATGTTTTATCAGGTCTATTTATACTAAAACCTCTGTAACCTCTGTTTTTTAAATGATACAATAAACGAGGTTTATTGTTTTCACATAATATTGGCATTCCGAAAAACACACAAGCCATAAGTACTTCTTCAAAAAATATTTCAGCAGTTTGAGGCCGAGCTATATATTCTAAAAAAAACTCATTACTTGGAGCGTTACCCATATTAAACTTTGTTAAGCCATGCAAAGAACCGTTAGATCCTTTTCCAACTACAACTCCTGAAATATCATATGAATCACATCCAAATGTACCTAAGTGTTCATTACCTGGATATCGCTTTCCATTTTTAGTAATAACATTGTTTTGTAATGCCTTTTCTGGTAACCAAGATACAAAAAATCTTCCTCTTTTATTTGGTGACCAAATTACCCTTGTATCTTTAATTCCATTTTCCCAAGAAAAAGATCCTTGAGTAACATATCTGTCTATTATTAAAGAATCGTTGTAATCTATTTGTTGATATATTTTAGTAAGATTAAATATTGACTGCTTACTTTCATCTCTAAATGCGTGAGACTCAGTTCTTGGAAACTGTCTATAAAATTCATTCAATGCATCTGGATCATTAGATAAAGAATCCACTTCGTTTTGCCAATAATTAATAGCTCCTTGATTTATCATTTCACCATCTATTCCCTTTACAGGCTTTTCAGGAGTTTCAAAAACAGGCATTCCATACATATCAATAAATCCTTCCATATTCCATTCCATAGGAATAAACAAACTATACAATCCGCTTTTTGTTTGTCCGTTTGAGTTACGTTTAGTAACATCAGAGTCGTAATATAATTTTTTAAAATTAGATCCACCTTTATCTAATGCGTTTGATGTTGAACCCATCATGCATTTTCCAATAACCTTACTACCTAAACGTAGACACGTTTTCGTAACTCGCCAGTTGTTTAAGATATTGTCTGGTCGCTCCCATTTACCACTTTCATCATGAACTAATAATTTTAATTTTTCACCATCATAACTATTATCTCCTGTATTCTTCCAGTCAATTGTTGTATCTAAACCTTCAAGCTCTTGATCTTCATTTAAATACATATTTTTTTTAGTAATCTTAGAAGCTGGAACTCTAAAAGCTAATTCAGTTTTTGGTTTATCCATACCATCCTGAATAGGTTTAAAAAAGAAAGGATAATTATTTGATATGGGGACAACCTTATCGGTAAACATTTTTTTTGCGTCAGAACCAGTTTTAGACAATATACCTATCCTTGCGTCTTTTGTAATCGTGCCTATATTTGCACACTCCTCGGAAGCCATAAACGAAAAACCTGAACGTCTAATTTTTAAATAATCATTACCAAAACTTCTTTTATCGGCCTTGCAAGCTTCCCAATGTATATAAAAAATTCTATTTGCTTCCCTAAAGTCAGGTAGACCAACATCAATTTTAGTATGCTGTATGTACATCCAGTGAGAACCAGTTATGTATGTAGGTTTCCCATTATTCATAAACCAATAACCTTGTTCTCTATAATCAAATTGACTTTCTATGTAATCAACCCACTCATTTTTAAAACTTGCAGGAGCATCATGCCATTGAAAAATAGACTTTATTTTTTTTAAAGGTTTTGGTATTTCTTGAGGAGACCAGTGTTGTTCGTCTTTTTTTTCAGACCTTTTATATACTTCTTTAGATATTTTAGGAAGAGCAATGTTTAATCCTTGTATGTTTATTATTTGATCAATTTGACCTGT